CTGCCTTTCCTCTATTCGCCTCAGCATTTACAGCCGATGAAAAACTACCTTTTTTAAGTGCCGCTTCTCTTAATCTTGCAAGTTCGGCAACATGGCCTTCATAGGTTACTTCATGTTTTTTTATTCTTTCCTCTCTTAACTCACCAATAAATTTTACGACTAAGGGTGAAAGTCTTGGATTAGTAAGCTCTGATCCTTCTTGTCTTGCACGTTTTGGACTATAACCGGCTTTGATTGCTGCCTCCGATTGTGTTAAAGGTCCGTTTTCATCACCAAACACTAAAAATTCAGCAAATCGTCTTTGCATTTCTGTTAATCTTTTTGGCACTCCCATATTTGACTTTTTAAGGTAACACGATTATAAAGTCAATATATGAAAGATGACAGAGGTGATCTTGATCTAACTAAAACCATAGAGATACAGAAATCTCAAATAAATGGTTTAAAAAGATTAATTAAATTTCAAAAAGAAGAGATTTGGGAGCTTAAAAAAGTTTTTGCTGAAAATGAACAAAATAAAAATTTAGTGTTTAGTTTAAAAAAGTTAATAACAGAATTATCAAAAAATGTACGTTAAACACCTTCAAGAATATCTAGAAAAATTTACTGAAGGGCAAAATGGTAGAAGAGGTAATGCTGTAAGTGATGCAAAAATATATATTATGACTAAAAAAGGTTATTTAGAAGAGATTAAAAGAATAGAGGTACATCAGAGTAATAACCCTTTAGACTCTTCATTAAGAGTTGTTTTAAAGCCGAATAAGGAAGAAAAATTAATTTTGCCCCCAGGATATGTCAAGGATTACTAGGGGTGTCGGAGCAACAACACCCCTAGACTCGTTAGAGTTATTTAATTTTAGCTAAACCATTTACTTCTTCTTTTGTTTCCTCGTAAACTTTATCGGTTTCTATGCTAGTAACTTCTTGTAAATGATACTTAACAACATTTCTATTGTCGTTTAATTCATCAAGTGCAAAAAGTTTTCTAATTGCCGTTTCAAAATCAAACTTTTTATTTAGTTCAATTTCAAATGAGTTAGGAATATTACTGTAAATAGTTTCTTTAATTATAAAAAATTTTCTATTTCTATCCATTATTTTACCCCCTTTCTAATTTCTGTTTCAAAGATTTCATTAGTGTATGAAGTCTATTTGTTGTCTTTTAATCATAACATATATTTTTCTTTAAGTTTATTAAAGTCATCCCTAATATGAAAGTGAGCATCAATAACTGTGTTTTTTGTGTGTTTTTTTATTATACTTTGTAAATCTTTTAAGAAATTTTTTTCCTCACTTACACCTTTTGCTTTTTCAAAATCTTTTAAAGTAAAAATATAACCACAACCGCATGAACAATCATTCTTATAATCATTCCAAGTATCTTTAATATTTACCTCACCCCAATATTCTGTTTTACATTTCGGACAATATAAATTTTTACTCATTGTTTTACCCCCTTTCTAATTTCTGTTTAACCACAACTTAAACAATATTGTTTATTTGTTGGACTTTGGTTCTTGTACAAAGGTTCGTTGCAATCTTTAGCCTTACAAATGGTTCTACCTTTATAATAATTATCTTTTTCAATCTTCAATAATTCATCAAAAGTTTCATCTCCTTTTAATTTAACACCATAAAAAGATTTTAATTGTTCTACTTTCTTATGATTTATTTTCATTGTCCCTCCTTTAAAACCTTATTAACAATCCCTAAAGCATTTTTAGTGTATTGATAAAATACTCCATTTTGTTTCATTTCGTTTATTACTTCTTTTAATGCTTTTGATTTACTATCTCCATTACATCTAAGTTGAAAATATTGTTCACTATTTAAAGCATCTCTAATTATTTCATTGCTAATTGTTTCTGCAATTACTTTTTTCTTTTCTTTCTTTTTCATTCTTCCTCACTTTCTGTTGTTTCAACGATATATTCTTTTGCCATCTTTCTTACCTCTTTCTATTTTTTGTTTGTATTTAATATAATAAACCCTTTTACTACCCAAGATATTTTTAATCGTTTGTTCTTTTATCTCATGTAGTTCGTTGTCTATTATTCCTAAATTTTTTTCTTTCATATTATTTCTTTCTTAGTTTTAATTAATAGATAGCATAAAATATAACCACCTACAATAATTATTAAGTCTAATATCATTCTTCCCCCTCTTCATTTTCTGGTTTATAATTATCAAGTTCAATCATTACACTCTCTAAAAAATTTTCTTTTGTATTATCCTCTAATTTTTCAAAAGAGTAAAATTTTAAAACATGATTTACAACTTCTTCTATTCTTTCTCTCGTGTACATTATTGCTCCTTTTTAAATATAAAGTTAATATTATCGTGTTTATTTAAATTTTGAATAACATTGATTAACTTTTTTATATCAACTTCATTATTCAAAATATCTGTTAACCAACTATCTGAACATTGATTATCAAATTTTTCTGTAAACTTACAAACTTGTTTATGTGTTACTTTTTTGTTTTTCATACTTTCTCCTTTTTGTTTTTTCTATCATTTATAATCCTATTAATTATAAAATCAAGCATTATTTTTCAACACTACCAGGAGTTGTGTCCAAGAACTTGGACACAACATATAGTATCTCTAAAATACAAAATGAGCATATTTTTTAAGTTCTTTGATTTGTAAAGCATTGAAAAAATCTTTCATATTTTCAGCTTTTGTAAAAAAATCAAAGTCTTCCAACATTTTCTTTTTGTGTTTTTCTTGTTCAAGACAATCTCTATATCTATTATAAAAAACTCCGTCATCCCCAAGTACATCCGAAAAATATTGACCCAATAAATAAGTCGTGTCGTTTATACCCCATTTTTGATAGAGTTTTTTAAGTCTTGGATTTTTAATACCTTCTATTAAATCCAATCTATAGTTTTTATCATATATATTTTCTTTTTCCATTTTTCCTCCTTCCTATATCATATATTTTTTATACAATTTAAAAGCCAAGTCCTTATTTTTTAAATTTAAAATATCTCTTTCTGGATATTTGTATTTAAAGTATTGTAAATGTCGATTTGTCAACTCTTTACATTTTTTCCAAGTGAATTGCATAAGTTTATCATTTTCAACAAATAGAATTTTATTTTTTAAATCTCTTTTAAAACTCCTTTGTAAGTCCTTTTCAACTAAATGCTTGTTCACTTGTTCATTACACCAAATTTCAAGATCTGTGTCGTACATTTCATTATTATGACCTTTCCATTTAGGAAGATTTTTTTTACACCAATCTTCAACTTCATCAATAATATTATTTTCAAATGGTTTTATTGCCCATTGAGAGTCTGACCCTCCATGACCCTCATTTGAAACTTCAATTATTGGCACTCCATTTTTATATAAAGTTGCTTGATAACAATGAGTTTCCTCACTTGCCCATTTGCAAACTTTTATTTTTTTTAACTCTAGTTTCATTTCTTCTCCTTTCTTCCATTATACCAACCGTCTCGTCTAATATCTATCGAGTTGGGGGCAATCATTTTAACAAATGTTAACAAATGCCAAACTGCGAGATCGTATGGTTTTCTTGCAGTTTTACAAAAATTAAATTTTACATCATCCCCGTTATAAAAAGGTTTTCTAAAATTTTTTGTTAAAATAAAAGTTTCATGATCTTGGTTATTTTTTGATTTACCATTAAAAATAATTTCATCTGATTTTTCTGTTTGGTCTTCTATTATTCCGTCATCATTTGAAAAATTTTCTTTGATGTAGTCATATTCTTTTTTAATAATATCCCATTGATTATTATTAAAAGGTTTTTTCTGTGTCCAATAGTTTGTATATCCCATTTGTTTTTATCCTTTCTTTTTAATATCCTTTATAGTCCTATAAATAATAAAATCAACTATAAAAAATATAATTGTTTCTGATCTCGTCAGTTGAGGAGTAACCTCAAGACCCCTCAATTGAGGGGTTTCGATCTAATTATTTTTTGGCTCAAATCCTAAAATTATATTAGCCATAAAATCCCAATATTTTTCGCAAATTTTACTTTGCATTTTTTCGCTTGGGTTTTCGTCAACAGATCCCATTTTAATGGCAAGTTTAATAATATCTGAATAATAATATTCAATATCTAAAGCTAAACCACTCAACCACTCAGACATTGCTCTCTGTTTTCCAACTCTTTCAATCATAAAACCATATTCAGAATTAAAACGATCAAAAATATATTTGATTTTTTCTTCATCTGTTTTAATTGGTTTCCCTTCTGTATCTTCTTCTATTGTTGACAGAATATAATTTTTATAATTCTTTTTATATTCTGTATAATGTAACTTTGTCATTTTTTGCTCCTTGTTTATTTGTTTCTTTCTGTGTGTCTAATCTGTGTTTTGCATCTTACTCAAAGAGGGAATTCAATATCCTCACAAATCAAACACTCCCAAAGAATATAGGATAATTATTTTAAATCAAGAAAAAAATTAACTTTTTTTGATAGTTCCTAAATATAGTGGTTACCGGTTACCAGGCACAAGATATAGTGTTTTCAACTTGAAATTGTCTCATTTTAAATGTAGATGTTACCTTGATATTAAATGAAATATGAAAGTAAATTTTATCACGAAATCAAAAAGAATATTCCTCAAATTAGTTGGGTTAGAATTGAAAATAATAGTATATTTGGTACTCCAGATCTATTGGGCTATAATACTAATTCTACCTTTTTCACAGTAGAGTTAAAAGTTGCAAAGGGTAATAAGGTAACCTTCTCACCTCACCAAATAGCCTTCCATTTTAAACATCCTAAAAATAGTTTTATCTGTGTTAGGGGGCAAGGTTCGAGATCCGTGAAACTTTTTGAGGGGTCAAAGATCCGTGAGCTTTCAACTATTGGTTTTAAACTTGACCCAATCGCCGAGGGATTTGGACAAATTTCCAAGGTTCTTGGATCGTTATAGTTATTCCTATTGATAGGAATAAATTATCGATAGTAATAAATTAAGGACCAAGGTCCTTGGAACTTGGGCAATGGATCCTAAACAAAGGCTAAAATCTAAAATATTTACTTTACCGACCCCCCCTTTTTCACGAAAAAAGTTACTTATATTGTGCACTTGTGCAAGACTTACACTGTTATGGTTGGTAAAATCGTTTTCAATAGGTATAGTAACCCTGAAAAAATTTTTCAAAATTTTTATTGGTTTGAAAAAAAATTTTTCAAAAATTTATATGGATTTGAATAACGTTGACATAAGTAAACTACCTGCAGATGTACGAAAAACTTTTAAAAGATTGCAGGTTATGCATGCAGAAAAAAAAATACAAAACAAAGCCAAAAATGACTTTCTGTCTTTTGTAAAATGTGTGTGGCCAGATTTTATTGAAGGCTCTCATCACAGACACATAGCTGATAAATTTAATAAACTTGCAACAGGCGAGATAACAAGACTAATAATTAATATGCCACCAAGGCACACAAAGTCAGAGTTTGCATCTTATCTCCTTCCAGCATGGATGGTGGGCCGTGATCCAAAGCTCAAGATCATACAGGCTACTCACACAGGAGAACTCGCAATAAGATTTGGTCGTAAAGCTAAAAATTTAATTGATAGTGAAGATTACGCAAAAATTTTCAAGACGACACTTCAAGAAGATTCTAAAGCAGCAGGACGTTGGGAGACATCACAAGGTGGTGAATACTTTGCAGCTGGTGTTGGTGGTGCAATCACTGGACGTGGTGCAGATTTATTAATAATTGACGACCCACACTCAGAACAAGATGCAATGTCCAAGGTCGCTTTAGAAGGAGCCTACGAATGGTATACATCAGGACCACGGCAAAGGATGCAACCAGGTGGTAAAATAGTTTTAGTTATGACTAGATGGTCTACAAAAGACTTAACCGGTATGCTTGTTAAAAATCAAACAGAAGCTAAAGCTGATCAATGGCACGTTGTCGAATTTCCAGCAATCATGGAGCACGGACCAGTATGGCCTGAATATTGGAAACAAGACGAATTAGAAAAAGTAAAAGCAACTCTACCTGTTGCAAAATGGAATGCACAATGGATGCAGAACCCAACAGCAGAAGAAGGCGCTATATTAAAACGTGAGTGGTGGAGAACCTACACATCGGAAAATATCCCACAACTACAACACGTCATTCAATCTTATGATACTGCATTTCTTAAAAAAGAAACTGCAGATTATTCCGCTATCACCACTTGGGGTATTTGGTATCCTAGTGAGGATGAAGGGGCTAATCTTATACTGCTCGATGCCATCAAAGGTAGATACGAGTTCCCTGAACTAAGAAGGTTAGCCCTAGATCAATATGATTATTGGAAACCTGAAACAGTTATTGTAGAGGCGAAAGCATCAGGATTACCACTAACCTATGAACTTAGGAAGATGAATATACCTGTCGTAAACTTTTCACCATCCAAAGGCAATGATAAGCATGCTCGTGTAAATGCAGTTGCACCTTTATTTGAAAGTGGTATGATATGGGCTCCTGAGCAGAAATTTGCTGAGGAGGTCATAGAGGAGTGTGCAGCATTTCCATATGGCGATCATGATGATTTGGTTGATAGCACAACTCAAGCAATTATGAGATTTAGACAAGGTGGACTGATCGACCACCCTGAAGATTATGTTGATCAAAAAGAACCAAAACCAAAAAGGATTTATTACTAATGTCTTCTTTAACAGATAAATATTCAAAAAATTTTAGTCCATCCAAAAAGAAAATGTTTGAAAAAAGAGTTTTTGAAAATTTAGGCAATATGTCAGAACTATCAGCTATCATGTTAGTTTTAGAAGAAATGCGAAGAGAAGGAATGTTAAAAGGTGGCCTTGCATCTCTATTAGGAGAGTAATGGTCAAGAAGCTCACAAGAACTATACCCCCATTACGAGGACCTAACCCTCAAGGGTTGAATGTTCCTTTAAAACAAGTTAAAACGATCAAACTGGAGAAATTAAATGGCAGAAATAGACAAGTCGCTTCCAAATACAAAAACAAAACTTGATATTCCATCAGAGGAAGAATTAAAGGAAGTAGCATTACAAGAGGCTGAAGCTCAAGCTGAGAAAAAACCTATCGAGGTTATACCTGAGGAGGATGGAGGTGTAACACTAGATTTTGAACCAGGTTCAATAAACATACCCGGAACAGAATCACATTTTGATAATTTAGCAGATTTATTACCAGATGATGTTTTAGATCCTATTGGTGGTGATATGGTTCAAAATTTTATGGATTATAAATCTTCAAGAAAAGATTGGGAACAATCTTATACACAAGGTTTAGATTTATTAGGATTTAAATACGAAAATAGAACAGAACCATTTCAAGGTGCATCCGGTGCAACACACCCTGTATTAGCAGAAGCTGTTACACAGTTTCAAGCCCAAGCTTACAAAGAATTATTACCAAGTGATGGACCTGTTAGAACACAAATCATAGGAGTTAAAACTCCACAAACAGAACAACAATCACAACGTGTTAAAGATTACATGAATTATTTAATTATGGATCAAATGAAAGAATATGAAGAAGAGTTTGATTCCATGTTGTTTCATCTACCACTTGCAGGATCTACATTTAAAAAAGTTTACTATGATGTGCCAATGGGAAGAGTTGTTTCTAAATTTGTGCCTGCTGATGAATTAGTAGTTCCTTATACCGCAACTAGTATTGAAGATGCAGAGGCTGTCATACACGTTGTTAAAATTTCAGAAAACGAGTTAAGAAAACAACAAGTAAATGGATTTTACTCAGATATAGAACTATCACCACCAGGTAACGTTGAACAAAATTCAGTTGAAAAAAAAGAAAGAGAATTAGACGGAACTAAAAAAGTTGGTAAACAAGAAACTATGTACACCTTGTTAGAGTGTCATGTAAACTTAGACCTAGAGGGTTTTGAAGAAATAGGGGAAGGTGGACAACCAACAGGAATAAAATTACCTTACATCGTAACAGTTGAAGAAGGTAGCCGAGCAGTACTCGCTATAAGGCGAAACTATGCACCCAACGATCTAAAGAAAAATAAAATTCAATATTTTGTACATTTTAAATTTCTGCCAGGACTTGGATTTTATGGCTT